GGATTGCCAATTTTACAAAGTGATGTACAGGACAGCTTTAACAAATCTAATAAAGATGACTACCAAACGTCTTATTGTGAAGCTTCCTGGCTATGAAAAGCAAATCGTGAATGCTGGTTTGCCCGACCTCAAGGTAGATGCCGTGTACCCATCTGAGTGGTTCAAGGCAAATGATGGGAAAAAACCAAATGTGAAGGTGTTCCGCAAACCGGTGGACGTGCTTTATCGAGCTGTGTATCCACAAATCAAGGCTGAGAAATGGGACGACACATTAGTCACCTCTTTTATGGTTGCTCTGATGGACGAAAGAAAGGATTTGTTCACAGTAGAACACAGCGAGGGATGGTCTTCTTTTGGTCGGCAGTTGGTCAATGAGGGTAAAGTGTCTGTCGTAGATCTCTTAACCGTTGAGGATACAGAGAGTGAGTTCAAGGATCCTGAGAACATACCAGGAGGCCCCGCAGAACAGCTGTCGCTCTTCTGTGCATTGTTGACTATTTATCGGCGTATTCAGGCCCGTGAAAATCAGGCTGTCAAAGTCACAGACCTAAACAGCAAGTTTAAAAGTATCCTCTGCCGTGAACCCTATAACATGAGAGATGACGACAGTATGCTGATTATACCGATAGCAACGAAAGCCAACCTGACAAGTGGGTTCCTCCGGGTGATTTGTGCCATTGATATGTTCTTTGTAAAATTCCCTCAAGCTGTGGGCTCTGCAATCCGAATCACGTCATTCACCACGCGATATCGTGGGTGTACAGCCATCACTGCTCTGACCCACACCTGCATTACGCTCGGCATGTATGCAGAAGATGTGGCGTCCCTCATAGTCCCACAGGCCCCTGCTGAGGATGCTATGCGCATCTATCAAGACGGGCAGGAGCACGACGACCCATACGGCTACTTCCCCTACCACTTTGTGATGGGCCTGAGCAACCACAGCCCGTACTCCTTGGCGTCTGCACCCTCCCTGACATTCTACTGTCGGTGCCTGTCTGCCTTCGGCGGGTCAAAAAATGCAGCATACACCTACACGGCAGCGGGAATACGAAGCCTTCCAGAACTCATAGAGACCGCTTACATCATCGTTAAAAAGGTTAAAATGATTGAGCCTGGTGACCTCCGCTTCGCCACAGAAGACGCCATGAAGAACTGGGAAGCAAACAAGGATGCCCGAGACAAACTCCTAATGGATGACGAAGAGGACAAAGTCCACCTTCACGACGGTGTTGAGGAAACAGGGACTATTGCCAGCCTGAGATCCCTTCCCACCCGCAAGGCCCTAACCAGGCTCCACCGCAAGATCGACGATGCCCTAATAGAACTCTCAGCCTACAAAGGGTTGTCGTATCAAAGTGCAATGGGTTTGTTCTTGATGGCCCAGACCTACAAGTCTGCAGATGTTGGGACGGTAGGTCACACCATTTATGACCTCTATGGCCGCAACCCCCCCCAGAGAACTGAGTGAACAGCTCAAACACACACGGCGCAGTCAGTCACGAACTTGAAAAAAAGCAACAAATCTAATAGAGCAAGCATGAGCAAACTGGACAAGGACCTTCTTCGTCGCATGGCTAGTGGTTTTCGTGCTACACTGGCCGCTGGGACAGATGAGGACCCTTCTTTGGGCCCATCTCTCTCCAGAGTGGAAAGACCTGAGGTGAAGACATGGCAGATGCGTCCCTATCCGGAAATTGATGACAGCGAAGATGAGGAATTAGATGATGAGCATCAAGATTCAGAGATCTATGAAGAAGATGACCCCTTGGTACTGACAAAAGGGGACTCACCGCTGGAGCAGGAGGAAGCCACTGCGGCGGGATACCAAGATTACATGGATGAGCTGGTGGGGAAGATGGGAGGTTTTGACATGGCCGGCTACTTAGGGAGTGGGAATGGGACTCACAAGTGTGCTGAGTACAAACCCAGCCCGAGGGCAAGTCAAGCGACCTTAAAGGAATTGCGGCGCTTCACATCGTTTCTCCAACATAATGGCTTCATTAAACATGCGGACTATACTTCTAGGAGTGTCACAGTGTACGGGACTGTACGTAAGTCCCCTCCTGAGTCACCCGCGTATGTCTCACCAGCAACCTCTGTCCATGACATGCCCACTGGCAGCCCTCCTCTAAGAGTCAAACCACTCCCGTCACACAATCCCACAGGCACCCAGCGTAGGAAGGTTAATAAACTAATCTTCGGCTACATACTTCATTACAAAACCCCTAGGAAGACAATACTACGAGTGGATCCGTCAGTCGTGTGCCAAGAGAATGGGTGCACAATGGTCACTTCAGCAGAGGAATGGTTGGAGCATCACAGGAGTGTCCACACAACTCCCCATTTGGAGGTTGTGAAACTCCTGTGCACCGAACCCGTCAATGACTAAGCAGCACGTACCGATCCGGACACCCGAACTGAGACCTTGAAAAAAAGATAACAAATCTAATAACATGTTCCTCAAAGCTTTAAAGAAGCTGACAGCAGCTCCTCCCAGAGAGGTGGCCCCGTCGGCCCCAGAGCAGGGAACAGACTGGCAGAGGGCTACTGCATTGTTAGCCAACATAACTCAGGAACCCACGGCACCTCCTCCTGCCCCGCTCAATCAGGAACTCTATCTCGAGTTATACCTCAAGATTAACTTGACCACTGAGGGCCGACCACTTGAGCACAAATCACCTATGGCAGGACTCCGCAACTGGCCACTACACTACACCGGGGAGTATGATCTTCGCCACATCTGGATGACCTTCGCTCTCGTAGGAGCTTGTAACTTAGAGCTTCTCTCCGAAGCAGGGCCCCGTCGATATTACTCCGGATTGATCCACCAGGGAATCGGGATTAAGATTAAAGCCGGTCACCCTGTTGTGATAGGAAGGAAGCGGTGCTGGAACCAAACCATGAAGATTGATTTTGATGGTGTAACAACCCACTGGACATTCTCCGGGAGAATGGAGCCGACACTCATCCCATACAGGTTGCGTGCCGCCAGTCCAGAGCTGGTCTCCTTCCTACAAGCCATGTGGATCAGGGCAGAGGAGGATGACGGCAGCCTGGTCATATCCATCTAATGATGTCCCTACCAGATACCCCATGGCCTTGAAAAAAAGATTAACAGATCTAATCTGTGCAGATTATTATGATGATTGTCCTCTTTTTCTTCACCACCTTTACATACGCAATTGGGTTATGGGAGCCCGAGCTGGGGGTTTATTGGGTTCCCACTCCGATCACACCTTGGAAAGCAGCTACCCACAATAATCTCATTTGTCCTCCTCCTGCGACACGCATCAGCACGAGTCTGAGTCCTTCATTCAATTACACCGTGCCAAACCCACGAAACCTCATGGGCCACATGCAGCATGATGGGTGGCTTTGTGTCAGTAGTTTATACGCAACCACATGTGACACTAATTTCTGGGGACACCAGACTATAACTCAGTCCAATCTCCCAGTCCGCATGACCTCTGCAGCATGCAAGAAGGCTGTCAGAGAGCATATTTTGGGAGAATTGGCCCCCCCTCGATACCCCGACCCGTACTGTTATTGGATGGCATCTCACACACAAGCAATCACTCAAATCAGAGTGATCGAGCACCCTGTCACGTCTGATCTTTACACAGAAACCTTCGTGAACTCTCTTTTCCCCGGGACCCACTGTGCAATGAACCCCTGCACTACTGTACACCCGGACACAATGTGGGAAACTACCACTATAATCAAGAAAGATTGCAAAATATTGCCAAACTCCAACTTCACGGGGTACAAGGACCCAAGGCGGCCTGACAGAGAGTGGGTTGTAATAGACAATGATTCTGCCATTTACTTGGCTGGTAGCTGTCATATGCAGTATTGCGGGCAAAAAGGGTTGAGGACAGCAAGCGGCCAATGGATACCTTATGAAGGCCCCACAAAGTACCCAGATTGCCCTGAGAGTTGGCTCACCAGATCCACTGAACACAGCAATGAGCTCAAGGTCAACTTGGAAGTTCAAGAGGTAGAGAGCAGGCGGGCATGCATTGAAGCCACTCAACGCATCAGAGACGGGGCTCCCATTTCTTTCCACTTACTCAGTTACTTTCAGCCTCGGCGGACGGGGTATTACCACGTGTATCGCATTTATAAAGGTATCCTCCAATATTCCAAAGCATGGTATGAACCATTGAAAGACCTCAACCCATCAGGCAAGTACACCCTCGGGCATTTCCCAAATTCTTCGATCTACAAAATTGACCCCGTACGGGCCGACAAGAATGGGACCCTATCCGCATTCAATGGGGTACATGTGGCCCCTGATGGGACCATCATAGTTCCTGAGGTGGAGTTGTTCAAGGACACATACTCTGACACTCTATTGTACCAGAAGGCTAGACTCATAGACCATCCAGCAACAGCAATCCAAGCAAATTACACCACTCTCGTACCACATTACACTTCGACCACCTCATTCCACCGCCCTGATCTAACAGCTTGGGGGGCATCAGTCTGGTCTGCATTCTGGGGGAAGGTGATGTTAATATCTATGGCCGTAGCCAGTGTTCTCATCATTTATGTGGCCATTAAGTGTGTCCCCTGGGCAGCAATTACCCGAAGGAGGGCACAGCCAATGCCCGCCGTGGTCACATACACCCCGTCCAACTCCCGAGTCAATTGGTAACTTGAAAAAAACAACATTGATAATACATATGGATTTACAGTTCCCCACGGTGCCCGACTGGGATGCCCGCCCAGATGATACCTGGGCCAACGATGAAGAACTTAGGGTCTCTGAGAAGAAACGCACAATCATCGGGGCAGATTACAATCTCAACTCCCCTTTGTTGGACTGGAGGGTTGCAAACCTCACTGAAGCCTTGATCAACAAAGCAAAAGCATCTGGGAATGGATTCTTCGCCAATGAACTAAGACAACTTCGTAACTTGTGTTCAGATGTTGGGTACTCTCCAACTCGGTTAAAAAATACGGACATCCACCACACTTTGATTCCAACACTTATCTACACTACTCCAAACATCCTCAACCTGAATTTAGGGAGCAGATATATGGCCCTTTGGGATGGGGTGATAGAAGTCTTACAGTCAATGGACAAGGCCATACTTGGTCACCACACTTCTTACGAAAACAAGGATGTGTTAGACCATTTGGTGGGGGCCGCGAAAGGGGACCATGCGACCAAGCAAGAACTCAGGTCCTTTCTGGTGTATCATTTTTTAACTTGTGCCATGAACTCTAGAACGGACAAACATTTAATTGGGCTGTTCAAGGATGTGTTTAGACAGGGTGAGGTTGAGGTTGAAGGACCAGGACCATCATTCAAAGTATACGACAACAAGGGTCGGCTCGTTTTATTCGGGTCCGCGCATCACGTCATATTTCCCACTTGGGATGTCTTAGTCGATAAGAACTTCATCCTAATGTTGAAAGATGTTGCTTTGGGGCGATTGATGGCTATGTGTGCCGTCGTGGGTAGGGATCCTGAAAAACCGGGTCTGAAATGTCGGGCTCAGCTAAGAGACCTGTACATGCAGGGTGATGTCCTGCTTGAGCGGCATGGGAACAAGGCATACCGGGCCATAAAGTTGCTGGAAGCCGAGTGCACCAGCAGGTGGAACGAGTTAGGGCACCGCCACAGGCCATTGATCCCCATATCTAACGGCCTTAGAGACCACTTAGATTCCACTGCGAAAGAGCTGAGAGAGACCCTGGGTATTGATGCCCGAATGTTCCGAGAAGTTGTCCAGAGGGAAGACGACCCATGGATTATTGCTCAGATGTATGGCGCGTATCGCCACTGGGGGCACCCGTACATTGACAGCCTAGTAGGTCTTAAAAAACTACATGACCGAGTAACCCGGGACTTAGTAATTGACGAGGCATTCGCAGAGCAGTTAGGTAGTGAGATGGCATTCCTAGTGCTACAGGACAGATTTCAAAAAGAGAAAAAGTGGTACTGTACTAGTCGAGGGCTTCCGGAGGCGTCCCCTTTGAAAAGATGCATCGATGAAGGAGTCTGGCCGACCTCAAAGGTCATTCGAGACTTCGGGGATAACTGGCACAAACTTGATCTGATCCCATGTTTTGACATACCGGATGAGATTGAACCTGCAGACTTGTTCAGTGATAAAGCGCATTCAATGCCTAGAAGTAAAGTCTTAGAACACATTGTGACTACCCCTAATAAGCCTATTCCTGGACTACGAGTAATTCAGACTTTAATAAGCGAGGATGTCCCCTCGGTGAAGGACTTTCTGGAGGATGTTAATCGAAACGGGTTGTCAGAGGAAGATTTAGTGATCGGGTTAAAGCCTAAGGAGCGGGAGCTGAAGGAAGAGGGAAGGTTCTTCTCTTTGATGGGTTGGAAGTTGAGGTTGTATTTTGTTATCACAGAGTACTTGATTAAGAAGCTATTTGTCCCTCTCTTCAAAGGCCTCACGATGGCAGATGATCTCAACACTGTGACTAAGAAAATGATAGCCGCCACCGAAGGGCAAGGGCTCCTGGATTACTCTAAAGTTTACATAGCAAATTCTCTGGACTATGAGAAATGGAACAACAACCAACGATACGAGTCCAATCAGCACGTTTTCCGAGTGATGGGGAGATTCATAGGACTTCCTGAGATCTTTGCCTTAACCCACAAGTTCTTTCAGCGATCCCTCGTGTATTATTGTGACCGCCCTGATCTGATGAGGTATGAGAGAGGAAGTTTGTCTAATGTGAGTGAGGATACACCCGTGTGCTGGCAAGGCCAACAAGGGGGGTTTGAAGGTCTTCGGCAAAAGGGGTGGAGCATTGTTAATTACCTCATACTTAGGCGAGAGATTCTACTGCGAAACACCGGTACATTAATCCTTGCTCAGGGCGATAACCAGATCATAATACCTAAATATAAAATTGTAAATAAACTAGACGAAACTGGGATCAGGATGGAGCTTAAAAACATCTGGGACAACAACGCTAGCCTGATGGACCGAATACGAGCATCTACCAGCTCACTCGGGCTTACCATCAACAAGGATGAGGTGGTGACCTCTGCTGAGTTATTGGTCTATGGGAAGGTTCCAATTTACCGTGGAGTGGTGATCCCCCTCGAAACCAAACGGTGGGCAAGAGTCAGTTCAGTGACAAACGACCAACTGCCCTCTTTGGCAACGGCTGTATCTAGCACAGTAACAAGTGCTTTAGCCGTGTGTCAACACACTGACAACCCGGTCTATACTATGTGGCACTACGGCAAAGTAGGATGCTTGGTGCTTACCATTAACACGTACTTCAACCCTTTAACGGGAGCCGACCCATTTAAGTTCAAGAGGCTTGACCTTGCAGCCAAGAAGAAACTTGCAGTCCGGACATTATTTAAAGACCCAAGTGTTGGGGGGGTTTGTGGCTCAAACTTATTCAGGTTCCTCCTTTCCAGATTCCCTGACCCGGTGTGTGAGTCGCTCAGCTGGTGGAAATTAATTTACTCAAACACAGTGTCTTGTGACCTCAAAGAGGTTGCCCTTGAGGCTGGGTGCCCGGCTATAGGAAAGGTCAGCTCTGAAACCTGGTCCAGGCTTCTAGAAGACCCCACTTCACTTAACATACCCAGCACCCTATCCAGCAACACTCTCATAAAAGAACAAATTTATGAGGGGCTTTGTCAAAAGGCCAACGACGGGACTATCCTCAATCGAAGACTCCGTGAGTCGGTCCTCTACAATGATAATCACAAGGCGGCGTTCGTCGAGTGGTTGTTTACCATCAAGCCGACATTCCCACGGTTCCTTAGTGAGTTCTACACATCAACTTACTTCAGATTGACTGAGGGGATCATATCAACGTTCCAAAATTCCAGAACCATCCGGACCGTTTTTTCAACCGAGTTCACAGAACATGTCAATGATGTCATAATTAAAAGTGAACTTAGTGCTATAAAACTCCTTCTCAACCCCAAGCTTGGCAAGCCCTTGACCAACGTGTGGAGTTGTTCTGCTGCACATGCGGACCAATTGAGACTCTTGTCCTGGGGCAGGACAATCGAAGGATCTACAATCCCTCATCCGGGTGAAATGCTTGTCGAGTGTAAATGTGAATCATGCATGACCCCGCACATTGTAGCAAAAAAGACTAGCATCGAGCAGGCAAATACATGGACCAGGGGTCCTTTAACCCCGTACTTGGGCTCCAAGACATCGGAAAACACAAGCGTGCTGCAGCCCTGGGAAAAGAACATCGAGATTCCATTACTACGTCAAGCGTGCCAGTTAAGACGTGCCATAGATTGGCTCATGGACCCAAATGACAACTTGGCCAAAAGTATATACAACAATATACAAAGCATGACAGGGATATCCTTGGAGGAAGAGGACAACCAGGTGTTGAGGACCGGTTGTGGGAAGCACAGGCTTCGTAGTGCACGCGTCTCTAATGAAGGTGCTCCAGCGTGCGGGTACCCTCCCCTGATGTATGTTGCTGTCACAACAGACTCCCTGGGAGAGATAAATCAAGCCAACCATGACTTTATGTATCAAAGTTTGATTTGCTGGGCAGGCGTTGTTTCCACCCTTCGGGACAACTCACTGAGATTGTCAGATACAACCCATTTCCACATTAGAGACCCTCAGTGTGTCAGAGAGATCACTGAAGATAAGCTGAGTGTAGATACGGAGTTCCGATTCCCAGATGTGTCTGCATCGGTCAAGAGAATGCTCAGTTGCGAAATGGTCGTCAAAACAAGCACCCGGCACACAACCCCCCTCCCTAGCAGATGGGACGACACAACAGACCAAGACAAGTCTTGGCACATCGGACGAGCCCAAGGCTTCTTATGGGCATTGAGTGTATTTGACGGATCCACGGATGAATTGAAAGATGCCCTATTCCCTGTTTCCATAACCAACAAGGTTTGTGTTTGGGAGTATATGCACGGCCTACACAGAGGCCTCATGTTAGGGTCTACTTTCCCACCCCTCTTCGCGAGATACGGTTCATTAGACACCAAAGCATCTCTAAGATTCCAAGGGGCGTACTGGAATGCAGTCGGACAAGCCCTTGAGGTGTCCAAATTGCCTGACCTGTTATGGAACACCAGATTCGCCAAGTTCGCTGCACACTACGGTGCTTCTACCATAAAATCGTATCCAGCCCGCAAGGATGAACTGGTCAGCACCCTGAGACAATGGCTGGTATCTAGGATCCAAGAGGATTTCAGTGACCCTGCCGGGTGGTTACCTACCCCTGTTGTAGTCTTTGCTGAGATGGACTCAGATTACGTGATTAACATGTTCCGTGTGGCCGAAAAGACCTTACACGTGTTCTCCAAGCAACGGTTGGGCACCAAAGATCTGAGGGCTATATCTTATGCTCGTATGATGGTCAGGCTCCTAATGGCCCAGAAACATGAGCGAATCAGCCCTGAAGACAATCGTAAGCTTCAGAAGGAAATTAGAGGTGCTGCACTGCCTGCAATCTCCCTTGTGAGCTCTGAGGCACGGCGTGCGGCATCGGACATTGCTGCCATATCTTGCCAGGCTGATCCCAACGAAGATGCTCCAAAACTGAGGGAGTGTGGGATATCAGTAGAGGTTGTCCCACTCGAATACGTCCCCCTTGATACAGATACAGGTCCTTATTCTTACATTACTCACCTCCCCAGTCCTCGCATTCGCAACCCCATTGTGTCAGGTGTTCGACTGGTCCAACTGAGCACTGGAGCTCACTATAAGTTTAGGGATCTGTTATGTCACGTGAAAGTAGACGGAGATGGGGTGTTCTGTGGGGACGGGTCGGGGGGGATGGGTGCTTGTTTTCTTCGAATGTTCCCCCATCGGCGAGCCATTTTCAACTCGCTATTGACCTTGGAAGGGGAAAGTATGAAGGGGATGGCCCCCCCGGGACCTGGGGCTTACACTGCATCCGGAATCTCAGTCACATGCCGGTGTGTCAACCATGCAACTTGTTATCAGGAACCATCAGACCTGAGAGATTTGAGTACTTGGGACAACATAATAGCCCTTTCTAGGAAGTTCAAATTAAGGATCGGGGTGCTGTGTTGTGATGCAGACGCTTGGGATGAGTCCTCTGTGAGAAATATCGAGGCAGGTTTCCTGTATGGGTGTGAGAAGCTCTTAAGGAAACAAGTAGGGGTGGCCATCTTCAAGACCTTCTGGCACCATATCAAGAATCCCAATTCCATTGCACATCTTATGGGGACTATGTTCGACACTGTGTGGGCGTGCTTCCCGTACACCCAGGGTGCAAATACCTCAGAAGTGTACTTGGTAGGCCAAGGGATCCATCCGGTACAGACCACACACAAGGCTGTTGTCTCAGAAGAGACCTTGCTAAGGGTATACAGTGGATTGAAATCAACCAGAACTTACAAAGAAGAATTTGTGAGGGCGAGGTCGATGTCATTTGAGTTGATGACCAACGGGATGGAGCCCAGAATCCCTTACACTGATGCCACCACCATTATGGAGTTAGTCATCTCCCTTGGGGTCAAATCAGGGTTGGCACTGGAGGTCGCCAATATGATCTTGGAGTCCGCTTGGAACCTGGTCCATCCCGAAAGTCTACTTCGGGTGCTTATCTTCCTCCTAACCAGAGACACAGTGGACATTGAGTCAGAGGTTACCGACCACTTGCTCATACCTTCATCCAGCCAGCTTCAAAGATCTGTAGCAGTTGTTTACGGGCTGTGGTTTGGGACTTCGATAGTTACAGGGAACTACGGGTGGTATGATAAACCCATAATCAACTACCAGAAACCGACAACTGTGTACTTCGAAGCCACTCACGTGGGGCCGAGAAAGTTTATGCGATGGGGATTCGGTCCAGGCAAATTTACTAAGACAGTGGATCATGGGGAGAGGGTTGGGGTTACACAAGCCCTGATTCGGTTACTTGTGTCTGTGTATAGAGGGAGATGGGAACATCGCAACCCTCGACCATCTGACACCAAGTCTGTCAACACCATGCTACAACACTATTCTCGCCGGATCACCTGCAAAAGAGTTGAGGACCAAACACCAGTGTTACTATCTCCAGCAAGGGGCAAAGTCCCAATCTGCTATGTTTTGGAGGCGCCGGATGAGTAAGATTCTGTCCGATAAACGTGAAAAAAAGAGGCAATTCTGCTCAATCATCACTTTGTATCATTTGCAGTCCGT